TGCTTGAAGGACTCCATGCTGGAGGTGTCGTCCTCGACACCGAAGACCAGCGTGCCGCCACCGGTGCCGCTGGGCACTGTGGCGCGAAGGTACGTGTAGACGCCCGGGTACGCGTCGCTCAGCGCATCCCGTGCGCGGTCCTGTGTGGCCTCAAGGGATCCGTCAACGCTCTTCAGTGTGACAGTGCGCACGGACTTCGCTGGGGTCGGGCAGGACGCGCCGAGCGCGGCCGTGTGGTCGTGCATGGCTTGGATGTGCTCAGCGTCCGATGCGCTATTCCGCGCCCCGGCCTTCAGTCCCTTCGAGGACAGCACCAGGGCTTCACGGTTGGAGGGCACGGCCACGAACGCGCCGTTGAGCAGTTCACGAGTGACGGTGCCCTTGCCGTCCTTCTGAGGGGACTTCTCGGTCATGAACGCCACCGAGGTCGTGCGGATGTGGCCTTCGTTGACCAGCGTCCGAACCTCCTGCGCGCGAGCGAGCGACGAGTACGTGCCCGACACGACCAACTCGCCAGCGTCATTCAGGGTCGGCACACCAGAGCCCACAGTCGAGGCCACACTCATGCCGTGGTCGGCGTCGAACGTGATCCGGTCCGGCAGCGGCATCTTCCACTCGTCAGACTTCAGCGTCTCGCCGTCGCGATCCTTGGTCGGAGCCGAGAGGATGACCTCGAACTCGCCAGGGAAGGCGTCGTCCGTGTTGGTGATCGTCGCGTCCTTGCGGGTGATGTTCATGGTCAGCCTTCCGTTGAGAAATCGAGGTCGCACGAGCAGTTGGCAACCTCGTCGGCGCCCATTGAGTAGTCGCCTGGTCCGTCGCCGCCGAGGCTGAACTTCTCGCCAAGAGCTACGGTTTCGCCATCGACTGCCGCATGAGATGGCCGAGGCTTCGATGAGGTGACAACCCACGTTTTCGTCTTCGCCTTGTTCGTCCGAGCGGCGACGAGGGCAGCCAACCCGCCAATAACCGCGACACGAGTCAGGCTGATCTGACCCGACCGGGCCGCAATCTCACCATCGAACAGACCATCGACGGCATCCTCATCGTTCGCGGCGTCTTCCAACGCCGTCGCGATCTGGTCAGCGGTCGTCGCGTTGATGCTCTTGGCCGTCGAGGCTGCGTTCGTCGTCAGGTAGTCCGCGATCGAGGCACCGTCATACTCGCCACCCAAGTCGGCGGCAACCTTCGCGCCGATCGCCTTGGCTGTGGCCGCCGACAGTGAGTGCAGGATCGTGGCAAGGTCGCCATCCCACGCGGCCGGGTCGAACACACCCGCAGCCTTCTTGCCCACGGCAGCCTTGACCGATGCGCGCTGGCGAGCGAAGAACTTGTCGAGTTCCGACTTGTGACCCTCCACCAGTCCCGCGCGAATGTCCTTCGTCGTCGCCTTACGGCCCACACGGCCCATCAGAGCTCGCGTGATGGCCTTGCCCGCAGCGGTGGCCTCTGGCGAAGTGTTTGCGGCTGCTCCTGCACCGTGGGCCGTGGCATCCGCCTCAGCCTGCATCGCAGGTGACGGGTTCGCCGACTCTGTGATCGACACCCGCTGAGCCGGCGTGCCGAGTTCCACCAGGGCTGCGTTGGCATAGAACTTGTTCATCGCAGGATCGGAACTCAGCGCGAGGCCCACGAGTTCGCGACTCTCATTGCCGGTGTAGATGCCTGACTGGCGAAGCGTCACAGCCTTGTCCGCGCGGGTCTCGAAGTCGCCGCGAAGCACTTCGGTCATGTCGAAGTTCGCCTTACGCTCACCGATTGGGAAGAACTCCGGACGCAGCGAGAAGTCGATGACCGACTCCCAGTCCTCAAGCCGGCCAGTCATCGTGTCGCGGTACATGCTGCGCATCTGCTCAGTGATGTTGCTGAACGTCGCGTGGTCGAGGATGTGAACCACGGGCGGCGGCACGTCGTACACCATGCAGCCCTCTTGCATGTCGACCTTGCGGGCCTCGATGTACTGCATCTCCTCCATGGTCAGCTGGACGACCACAGCATCCATGCCCTCTTCGAGGATCATGGTGCCGCCGGCGTTGTCCGCGCCTGCATGACGGGCATCAGCGGACGCCTTGAGGCGGTCCTGGGCGCCTTGGGAAAGTTCAGTCGGGTGCTTCAGGAGCAAACCCGGACGGGCGCCCTTGTTCCAGAATGAGGTCATCGCGCGGCGAGCCGCGTCCTCATTCAGGAGCGTGGTCCGCAACGGCTCCAGCCGGGACAGCCCACGCATGAGACTGTCGGGGTTGTACCGCAGGAACGCGACCACATCCTCAGCGGGCGCGTGCAGGATGCCGGCCGACGCGACGCCGAGGGTGAAGATGTACTCCACCATGCCGAACGCGTTGCGGTGAACCGCAGTCCTCGACGGGTGCATGGGCAGCACGTTGATGACCTTGCCAGTCAGCCGGTTGCCGTGCTCGGTCTCAACCGATGGGCCGTTGGGGTCACGGACCTTGTACCAGAACGACTCGCCGTAAATCTCGTAGGTGCTGAACGTCCAGCGGTAGAAATTGAACGGAGACATCACTGTGCACGGGTCGGCCATCAGTTTCGCGTAGGGCGAGGTCGTGTCCTGAACCTTGCCGGTCTTCGGGGTGTTGTCCCAAACCTTCACAGTCAGCCGGGCCGCAGCGGTAGCGATCTTGTCCACCAGCGTCGCCACGATCGGCTGCGCCCGGTACAGCGCCGCGTAGGTGGCGAACTTCCCTGACAGTTCGAGGCCCTGCTGCGCGTAGAAGTAGCCGTTGGACAGGGATGGGACCGTCTCACCAAGGGCCTGAGGCGCGAAGTCTAGGGTCGTCCCGTTCGACACGATCATGCGCTAACCCCCGGCCTCTGCAAGTAGACAATTTCGGGACGAGGGATGAACAACTCGCCGTCGACACTCATCCGGTTCTTGCCGTCGAGCGCGAAAGCGTCAACGATGCGAACCGTCTTCTCGTCCACGCCAGCCAGCAGCCCATCGAAGGACGCGCCATTGCGCAGAGTGATCGTGAACCGATCCATGAGGAGCGCCCGCAAGAGCCTGTCCTTGCGCATGTGGGCTCCTTACACGACCGCGAGGTCTTCGGTTTCATACTTAGACACGAACGGCTTCTCGACCGGCCGACCGAGCAGCCACACGGCGCCCGTTGCGGCCACCAGTGGGGCAATGTCGGTAGATGAATGTCTGCGATCCCACAGCCACCCATCACCAGACGGGCGAGTCACGGCAGTAGCAGCGGCAACGTCAAGGACAGGCTGCGGAAGATGCCGGACGCCGTTCGCCCGAACGAGGTCATAGAACGCGCCAGTACCCGCGGGGAGGTCTGCGCCCTGCCAGTCGACAATCGGCACGCCAGCCTCAGCGAGGTCAATCAGCAACCCGGACACTGGAGCGCCACGAGTCTGACCAGTCACGGCTTCGATCAGATCAGCGCGCTTCGGATCCTGCAACCACGGCAGAACCCACTCGACACCAGCACGCGAAGCGACAACCTCGACATGAGGTAGGCCGTCAATCCGATGGCCAGCGAACGCGATGTGAGCGCGGGAACGATCGAACGACACGTCGACGCAGGCCACGACCGTCTCGTCAGTGATCTTGGATGCCTTGTCAGTGCCAGCCTCCCAAGTGCCGGGAGGGAACGGACCCTCAAGGGAACCGTCCGACCACTGACACAGGACCTCTGTGCGATAGACCCACTCGGGATCCGTGCGCCGTGCCCCGTTGATGGCCCGGTCTGTAATCGTGTGACCCTGCGACGGGTTCGCCTGCGAGATCCCATCCGGGTCATCAAGTGCGCAGCCAGGAGGCGCCGACCACTCGAAGATGCCAAGCGAGTCGTCGTCCTCAAGTTCGTCAGCGACCTCGGAATCCTCCGGCGCCGCATCAGTCACATCCTGCAAACCATCCGGGTCGCCAAGTGCGACGTGGGCGATCTTGCGCAGGAACCGCAATACGATCGACGCGGCATCGCCAGCGTTCGACGCAGCCCAGACCTGAGCATGAGCCCGAGCCAGGGTCGTCTTCGTGACCGCGCCCCAAGCGTCCCAAGACTGATGCTCGCGCAACTCGTCCATGAGGACCAAGTCACCTGAGAGTCCACGACCACCGCGACGATTCGCGGCCTGCACCTTGTACCGCTCGCCTTGGGTGAGTTCGAGGGACTTCTTGCCGTTCGTCTTGTTGACCCGCTCGATCTCGGCAGCGAGTTCGGGCACGTCCTCAGCGATGTCGACCGCGCCCTGCCAAACCTCCTCGGCGATGTCGAGGTTCTGAGCCGTGCCGATGACCAAGGACACGCCGCGCACGTACATGAAGAACAGCGCGAGGATCTGAAGGAAGGTGCTCTTACCATTCTGCCTCGCGACTAGCAGGATCACCGTGCGAAAGCGGAACGTCCCATCAGGCAGCAGCTCCAGCGCGTGAATCGCCAGCCACTTCTGCCAAGGCAGCAGATCCATGCCCAGAATGTCATGGGTGAAGTCGATCAGCGCGAAGCCGGCAGTCGTCTTGCGAGTCAGTTTGCGCAGCGGCGGTGTATATATGCGCGGCGTCTCAGTGCCGAACCTCTTGGTGACCTTTGTCGAACTTGGTGTGGCACGAGTAGCAGAGCGGGAAGTAGTGCTTCGGGTCGATGCTGTATGGACCTCTTTTTGACTCGCGCTCGTCTGGGTCCTCATGGTCGTATGCCCAATTGTCAGCCGCTCCTAGACAGTGCACGCACTGATGTTTGGCCGCGGACTCATCGCGCCACATGCGGAGGTGAGCGCCAGAGTATCCAACTTCCACACCGAGCCACTTTGGATTGTCGAGACCGACCATGATCGGGTTCACGTGGGGCAGCAACGCAAGAGGGTCGCCGTGTTTCTGCCAACGATTCCAGTGCATGACGCACCACCCGCGTGCGTGGTGAGGCTTGCCGCAAGAGTCGATGGTGCAGACGTGTGTCTTGTTCGGGAAGTAGGCGAGCGGGTCGCCATGCTTTCGCAAGCGGATCAGGTGCTTGTTGCACAACTCGCGGCCCTTGATGGGGCTCTCGCAGTTGGGGATCGTGCATGTACGCTCGGTCATGTCGAACCTCTCATCAGGTTGGGCCACGCCCCCGGCCGACGCGAATCGGTGCGGGGGTCTTGCTGTCATCCTACCGCTTAGGCGGTGCGCTTGCTCGGGCGGTTGGCCGAGCGGAGGAGCGCGAGCTTGCCACCCGTCGCCTCCTTCTTCTCATCCAACCGCACACGGCCGGCAGGAGTCAGGCCCAACGCGTCGCACGCCTTCAGGTAGGTCGGGATCGTCACGTTGTCCAACGACTTCGGCTTCCGTGGGTCATCGTCCAGGTCCTCATCGTCGGCGCCGATGCCGTCGATGGTGCGAGCCAGGTGACGCAGGACCTCAATCGCGCCGGCGTCCAGCAGGGTCAGGTGAGTCGCTGCCTTGATCGAAGCCTCAGTGGCTTCAAGAACGGAGTCGAAGGTCTTCACGGGGCCTCCTCGCACGCGCGCGACCCCCCTAAGAGGTCGGGGGGGGATTGTTCACTACCCTGATGGTGT